ACTCTTCTTTGTGATCAATCACGGTAACGCCAGTTTTCATCTTTTCCTCTCATCATCAATATTGGTGCGCCCGCTCAGATTCGAACTGAGGATCGGACGGTTATGAGCCGTCTGCATTAACCGCTATGCTAAAGGCGCTAATTGGTGCCCCTTGTCAGATTCGAACTGACCCTACAAGGATTTTAAGTCCTCTGCCTCTACCGCTGGGCTAAAGGGGCTGGCGACTCCGGCACGATTCGAACGTGCGGCCATCCGCTTAGAAGGCGGATGCTCTATCCACTGAGCTACGGAGCCATGTGAACTTTATTTATACGTATTCTTCAACAGGCCAACCACGAACGTAACAGCCGTCAAGAAACCGATTACCAGTCTTGTGTGCGTCAACGCTATCAACAAAGAACTGTTCCCACACACAATCATCATCTTCGAAACAGTATAACTTGAAACCAGCCTTGTTGTCAACCACAGAAAAATCTACTTCGTAAGACCTAACCATTATGCTACACCTTTTCAATCTTGTCCGAAGACACAATCTCAGAAATCGTGCCCATATAAGGCATGCTAATGTTCGCTATCCAATAGCGACCGTCATCATAAACACCCTGTACCACAGCAAACTCATCAGGATCACCTACAGGAATACCTTTCACGCGAACATGCTCAAACTTCTTAAACTTTGTCATGCTGCACCTTTACGTAACTTAACACCAGTGACCCGTTCATATGCGATAAGAGAAACGGGATACTGAGGATTGCCAGTATATAGACGAAAAGTATCTTTGGGATCGTGTCGCTCACTTTTGATTACCACACCAGTCTTGATATGTTTTGACTTCATAGCGCCGACATTATATTCCGTACGAACATGAATGTGGTCACCAACTTTTGCCGTCCATCGATTCGTCATCATGTGTATATATTAGCAGGTTACTTGGTGGAAGTCAACATCTTTTTAGACACTCGCTTTCCGCGAATATACAGGTGCCCGTGCTTGAACGAAATCTTTTCCGTCTTGAGAAGAATACAATAGAACAGGTACAGCGCACGGTCACGCCCGTAAGCTTCGATTTCCCAAGGCCAGTTGAGATAATCTTCCATTGAGTTAGTAAGCTTGAAAGTCTTACCCTGCCACTTAGCCGTGATCAACTCATTAGACAACTCGCCCTTGGCATACTGCTTTACGTGAACCATCTCATGCGCCAGGCATTGAAGCATCTTGTGACGCCGAAGCTTTGGATTGATACCAATCTCAAATGATCTAGGTCGACTTTCAGCATCAAGCGGACTGCAATGACCTTCGGCCATCTTGCCCTGATTTTCAAAACGGATCTCAATATCAAGATTGTCCGACAGTTTCTCGCCCATGAGATACTGAGCAAAGAATGCCGTAGCAAACTTGATTTCGGCCTTACACATATGGTCGGCCTTGCCGTAGATATCAATATTCATTCAGTTCACCATTCATCCACATGCTATAGAAGCCCCACAGCATGAAGCCGATACCAATAGCACCCATCACAATCTGGAGTCCAAGACCAGAAGTGGCCGAAGCGCCGAGAACCATACCGAGCAGAAAACGAAACATCAGAACACCACCGTGAAAACAGAATACCAGAACCAGATCAGAAACGCGAAAGATGCCGCAAAGAACGTCACGCGGAATAGAACGTCAAGCATACCGAAGCTCCCTATAACGGAGAGCAGCCCACAAGTTGATTTCTTCAACCTGATAATCATACTCTTCCATATCAATATCATTCTTCATGAGAAGCCGATCAAGCTTGTCCATCTGACGCTCAACCTCGCGCTCAATCTTATCTTCCGTATCAAACTTGGTGTATCGCATTAGAGCCATCCTTCCTGATGCTTACAGGCCACATAGTCAATGGGTTCAGGCTGTTCAGCCAGCCACGCGAGACGTTCACGTTCCTGTTCCGCGTCAATCTCAGCACAATGAGCCAGGTACTCAGCCTCATAAGAAGCTTGCTGTTCAAGTTCCCGCATGAGATAGTCGGTCTCATCAACCAGCTTTTCATACGTCCACTCGGACAGATTGACGCGCGGGCGAAAGCCGCAAACGTCCTTATAGAGATCCGAATACTGGGTTTCCATCTCGTAACGCATGAAGTCGCGCACGGTCAGCACACCAATCTCGGCCCAGTGAGCCAGATCCTCGGTGTACGTACCAGCCCAACGATTGTCGGGATCTTCCGCAACCCAAGCTTCGGTCGCGGCATTACGCTCACGCAGGTACTGGGCAAGAGTCTTCATTATTGCATCACCTTCTGTTCAATCTTGTAAGACTTCTTTTCTTCATTGAAGTCCATCAGAACGTTCATTGTCTCTTCCGCAAGCTTCAGTGTCTCATAGACACCTTCCACGCGGACATATTCAGTTTCCAGATTCTTCTCAAGAAGAATGAATACCTTTTCCATCAGTTCTCTCTTTCTCATACTATGGATATAGTGATTGACTATCAGTTTATCAAGAGCCGCAAACGCAACCCTGCTATGCGCGGATCGCATATCACTTGCCACGCCGAGCAAGCTCCTTGAGAATGTATTCGCGGGCAAGTTGTGCTTGTTCCCAAAGCTTCTCATTATTCAAGCGGGCCCGATCAACTCGGTCGATCATGTATATTGCATCTTCCAGTTGTTCCGTAGTGAATACGAACCGAATCTTGAACCAAGCGATAAGACGACCGATTGTGTTTTTCTCTCTCATGTACTGGATATAAGATCGGATCTGCTGGATTCAATAGCGGATAGCGAATACCTGCTATGCTCTGGATGCATGAGCTAAGCCATTGATTTTATTGGGATGCTAAACCATTGATTTTATTAGGTTTTCTTGGATGCGATAGGAAGCGACTGGAGAGCGAAGCCCTAGGCTGATATCACCGTATCAAGCCTCGCGCGGGCCCGCGTCCAGGCGCTTCCGTGTCGTTCTCGTTTACTCAACTTGGCAGGTCTTTTCTCTACTCATGGAACATGTCGCTAAACTTCTGGTTGATATCATCAGGCAATGCAACTGGAGTTAGAATGAAGCTGGGCGTGAACCCGTTGAACCCGCCACCCTGCTCCAGAAACTCAGCATATTCTAATGCATCATCCTCAAAATAGCAAGTATCAATGACATGCTCACTGGCATTCTCATATACTTCCCACATGTAGTCATTCAGAACACGAATAGGCCTAACTGTATACTTCATTTTCACACCTTGAATCCTTTGAACTTGTCAGTTTTCTTCATAATGCCGTTTACCATTTTATCATCAGCGCCTTTCTGTCCACTATCAATGAGGTCTTGTGCCGAATCTTCAACATCATAAAGCTTCATCTTCGATCTGTCAATACCGATTACAAACTTTTTGTTTGCTGATGGATCATTATATCGGTTTTTCAACTGTTTCACCATGATCTGACCCAACTGTTCTAACTGCTCGGAAGAGATGAGTGCAAACATGAAGTCGGCCGTTGCAGGAAGACCAAATGATTCAGATGTATCTTCAAGTCCAATATCTGTTGATACATAGCCGCTTCTAGTTGTCTGAGTAGCAGAAACAACTGGCACTTCAAACTCTACAGCAAGACCACGCAACTCTTCGGCGATAGACTTGATGTAGGTATATGAGTTGACACCATTACCTGGCTTGATACGAGATGACATGCAGATGTTAAGATAGTCAATGAAGATTATATCTGGCTTGAATGACTTCTTTAGATTCAACTCATTGAGCAGAGCCTTGAAATGCATAGAACCGGCACCAGCGGTCGGATATTCCTTGACAATCAAAGTGCCGTTTGTCTTAGACTTCAACGATTGCGCTTTCTTTAAATACAGTTCTTTCGGCAAAGCCATCAGATCATCAAATGTGATGTTCATCAAGTTTGCGTCAATACGCTTCGCAACTTCCTGTTCAGCAAGTTCAAGAGTGATGTATAATACATTCTTGCCCATGTTCAAACAAGATGCTGCAACATGACACATGAACAAGGACTTACCGACACCAGTACCAGCAAGAGCAATGTTCAGAGTTTTCTTGGGAAGACCGTTCTTGGTAATCTTGTTGAAGAAATCAAGATCAAACGGAATCTTTTCTAGAACCTGATGATAGTATTCGAATCGATCTTCAAACTGGCCAAGATAGTCATGACCAACATTAGGATCAAAAGATACCGCAAGAGCATCGGACAGAATAGAAGGAATGGCACCCGTTGTAAGAGTGCCAGTCTTCTTATCCATGATCTCAATGGACTTCATAATCGCATGATACAAAGCCTTCTCTTGACAGAACTTCTCGGTACTATCTACAAGCCAGTCTTGATTCGGCTCTTCAATGTCCTTGATACTATCAAGAGTTGTTTTGATTTCTCTGACTTGATCTTCTTTGATGTTTCTAAGTGCATCAATCTCAATCAGTAGAGCATCTTTTGTCGGCGGTGTATTATACTTGAGAATGAAGTTTTGTATTTCAGTATAGAGAATCCTATCCGCTTCTACAGTAAAATATTCAGGCTTGATGAATGGCAATACCTTGCGAGTAAAGTTTTCATTCCTCAATAAGTTCAGTAGAATCGTTTTCTCTAGCTGCATTCTGTTCCTCTAAGGTTTCAAGAATCATTGTGTTAAGGACTAGGCCTGCGTGTTCGGTAAACTTCACATCTCTACGAAGTGATGTTTCGGTATGATTGCCCATTTCAAGGAGTTCATAGTCGAAAATCATTTTCGCTTGATCGTTCTCCATCTCTTTGATGGCTACCGTAGTGTATCGCAGTATAACACCTTGATACGGCCCAGTCAACAACTCAATCGGTAAAGTCTTGTCTTCTTCGTACAAATCGTCTCTTAGACGGTAATCTTTACCAATAATCATTCTTCATCTCCATCAGTTACATTGGACTTACCATAAAGGAACTCATTCTTACATGCTTCATCAATCTGATCCAAAATATCCTTTGTGAAATACTTTTCAGGATCGTTTAGAATAGCCGACTCAAAGGCCTTAGTTCCATCAGGCAACTCATAACGAGTAGAAACCTTCTTGATGATACCAAACTTCTCAGCTAGATCAAGGAGACCGTAATACGGATCTAAACCATCCGCATAGTCTAGTAGAGTTTCGACCTTCTTGTTCTCAATCGTTAGTCGAGCCTTCTTGAGATTGGCCGTGATGATAGCACCTGATACGCCGCCGTCCTTATCCTTGTCCTTCTTCTTAGACAGGAATAGAATAGTAGATGCAGCATATTCAAGACCAGAACCGCCGCCCATTTTCTTAGTTGGCACATATGAACCAACAACATCGTAAACGTGATTGGTCACAATGAGCGGAACCTTGGCCTTGCCAAGCTTAAGAGTGAGAACACGGAATGCACCACGAACAAGCTGCGCTCTGGTCATATCGCGCGTGTCCTTGCCGTCAGCAATATCTGCCATCTCTTTGTCAGTAGACAGATTGCCGAGTGAGTCCAGAACGAAAAGCATTGGCGGCCTTTCTTTCTTGTCCTTGTCTTCG